AATAAAAACATTTGATAAAAAGAGTCTTCTTCATGTACATCATAAGGTATTTGCTCAAAATAATTTCTAAATGTTTGTACTAAGTGTTGATCAAATCCGTGTGCATGATATGCTTTAAACCATATATTTAAGACATCATTGTCGGTTATATTATGTATATTCAAGTATATTACTTCACCATTATCCAAAATATATTCTTGTCTCGGAACAGATGTAAACATAACGATTACAAAACAGTTGTTACGATCTGTTTGGTTTTTAAGATTTTCCCTGCACCATTCAATAGTACTTTTACATATATACTGATTACTGCAACCTTCTTTGGCAAGATTTACTACTGGTTTTGTAGCGAAAATCTTGTATAGACCTCCCCAGCCCATATTTTGGTCAATATCTGTACCATAGGTATGACTGCATCCATTAATGAGTATCATAACATACTTTTATCTTATGTTTTCGTTCAAATGCTTTCGCATCTTCTTTACTATTAACTAAAGGCTCACCTTTAATGTTTAAACTTGTATTAAGCAATACAGGGCATCCTGTTCTTAAAAACCATCCTTCTAACATCTCACGTACATCTGGATCGTCTAATTTGCCAACAGTTTGTACTCTACTAGTACCATCAACATGTACAATACCAGGAAATTGGTCAGGTACTTTACATTTGGCTGTGTATTGCATATATGGTGAGCGTTTAACTGGCATCTCAAATATATTGTCAGCACATTCTTCTAATACCATTGGTGCAAATGGTCTAAATGGCTCACGTTTTTTATATTTGTTTATTGTATCTTTAATGTTTTTTTCACGTGGGTCGGCAAGTAACGAACGTCTACCTAATGCTCGTGGACCATACTCTGCTTTGCCACTTGCTACACCACATACTTTATTTTGTTCTAATTCATCTATTATTTGTATTACTGGATACTTTCCAGGTATTTCATGTCCTAAAAATGGTCCAGGCCAACGTATATGGTATTTTAAGTCTGCAAGTATTGCACCTACTGCTGTTCCAGCATCGCCAGGATTAGGCATAATCCAAATGTCGTCCCAGTACTTTGCTATTTTACTATTTGCAACGGCATTTAATGCACAACCACCACTAAAGACTAAATTATTACTTTTTCCATGATAGTGAGCCCAACCCATTATATCATCTAATAATTGTTCATATATTAATTGGGTTGCGGCCGCGACATCATATATGTCTGTTGCTTTTAATCCTTCAGGCCTCCACCATAAACAACCTCTGTGTAAGTTACGTTTAAACTTTGGAAATACTGTAAAGTTACGAAAAAATGTATGAACCATTTCTTCATAAAAACGAGTAGGGTCACCAAATGGAGCCATGCCCATTAAAATATATTCATCCTGGTTTGGCATTAATCCAATACGTTGGGTCATTGCTGAATAAAACAAACCTATTGAATGCGGATATTTTTGTGAGTATATTTTTTTAAGTCTAGTGTCTTCTGCTTGCCAAATTGTTAATACTTCCCATTCACCTATTGCATCTATAACAACTACTGTAGCATTTCTAAATTTGGAAGTATAATATCCGCCGGCAGCATGAGCGTAATGATGTGATATGTTTTTTTGATAAAGACCATAGTTAAAGGACAATCCTAAACTGTTTATGTGATTACGTAATCCTTCACCAGTTATTGCACTTTTTAAATTTCTGTCAACAACATCCCATTGCCTAGCATATATGTTACGGGTAAGTTTAACGAAGGGTTTTTCATAAAAAAATATTTTATTAGGTGAACCATAGTTTAATGCATCACGTAGTAAATGCCAATTAAGGGTTTTATCATTTTTTACTCTGCTATATCGTTCTGAATGTGATGCAAAGACTAACCGTCGCTCTTTAATAACTGCTAGAGCGGCATCGTGTGTTAATGCAGATATTCCCCATAAGGTTGACATATAGTCCTTATTTAATTAAGTGATAATCAAGGTTATTAGGATGTGTTTGGACATAAAATTGTTCATTATCTTCTGGCCTTATAACTACATTATGATCAATACCTGGATTGGGTTTGCCAATACCTAATGCGAGCAAATCCATTTTATCTTTTAAATTTAATGGTATGTTATATTTTTCTTTTAACTCAGGTACTATGTTGTATTTTAAACACGAGCAAAATCCTGTTTTATATCCTTTTCCAGCCGCGGCTAAAGCAACTGCACCAGATGAAATTCCAGCACCAATATAAGCATCACCTTGTAGAATATTAGGATTTGATAACCTTGTATATATTATATAGATAAAAAGAAGTGGTGCAAGTACCATCGAATTACGGATATACTCACCTCCATGGTCATATTTTTTATTTTGCTCATGGATTGGATCTACTGCATTATTATAGATAAATGTATTAAACTCTTTATTAGTTGAAGCAATTAATTTATAGACATCTATATTTTGCTTGGTTGGCATAGACCTCGCAATTTCAATAAATTCATTTACATCTTCAATTGGAATTGGTCCATCTAACCAATTTCGTTGTGCATGATTAGCACTCTTAGCCCATTCTCTGAAATTCATTTTGATACATTTTATTATTTGCACATGTAAGGAGGCATCGTTTTAAATGCCTACCATGTGTTGGTTTCCAACTTTCTTCTAGTACAGTTTGATAATATTCGTGTTGTATAACTTCATCAATAGTTTTTACATTTAAATCATTCCAATTTGGATCATCAAATGTAAGTTTTTCTTGTATGCTATCATAATTTCTAAAATAACTATCCCATAAAAAACAACAAGGAAATAATTTTAAATCATAAGTTATAAAAATTTCATCATCATGTACATATTTACATACTACCGAATCTATTAGTTCTTTACTAATTTTATTCGTTGTTACTGTATTGCGTAACTCTTTAAACTCTTCAAATTTTGTATGACCCATACTGGTAAAATTATGCAAACTATTTCGCATTCCAGTACGTGTTATAAATTCTAAATTTAATTCTTTTGCTCGTTCTCTTGCAAGTTCTATTTCGTGTTCATTATGATCAAATACAATATATATCCAAGCACCATGTCCGCCACCGTGTTTGTATGCTAACATGTTTCTTTCAATTATATCAAAGTCAGTACCAACACGGTAGATATGATTAGTTTCCTTAAAACCATCAACACAAAAATGTACAAACAAATCATTTGAGGCATTACTTAACTTACCTAATTCATACCAAAGTTCTTCTGTTCTAATACCTGCGTTAGTACTAAAATTAATACAATGACTACCATTGGCCAATAAGTATTGTGCAATTTCCAATACTTCTGGATTCATTAAAGGATCACCAAGTACACCACTAAACTTAAATTTTTGTTCTTTAATTTTATCTAATGGAAGTATCTTTATTATATCATCAAGTGTTATATGCTTTAATTCAAATTTATCCGGATGCATTGTTCGTATACATAATGGACATTTTGCATTACAATACGATGACAATTCTAATTCTATTACTCCCATTGTGCCTTGTATGCATCAAATCCTATGCCACACTTATTAGCACAAACTTTAAGTTTGCCGCCTTTAATACTTGAACACGACCATGAATCTTCTATTGCTTTAAAAAATGGACCTTCTACAATTTCCTTTAATGTATGCTTTCTTAAACTAATGTTATCTGGGTCTCCAATTAATTTCCAAATTGGTGCTTCGCGAGGTTTAATATACCATTTATATTGTTGTCCGGCAGTCCAGCAACATGGAAACACATGTGCTTCTGCACTAACATATATTTCTGATTTTTCTATTGCTTTACAACTTATAGATGTTTCGTCATAATATGCATCCATACTACCATGTTCAGCAACTATATCTTTTTCCTTTTTAAGAGCAGGATTAACATAGTCACCTGTAGGTTTTTCTAATTTTTGGGTTTCTTCTCCCTTCCTATTTGTTGCTTGATGTGACTCTTTACCTTTATGTTGAACTGTACTAAAAAATCTACCAGTCTTTTTTGTTCTAAATTGTTCAAACCCCATATTTTTAGCACGGAGTTCTGCTTCTTCAATTTGATGTTCGTTGTGTTTAAACACAATAAACTCCCATCTAGCACGACCTCCTCTATCAATAAATGCCTGGGCATTAGTCATTACATTTTGCCATTTAACTTTTTGCCTATATAAATGATTAGTATCCTCTAAACCATCTATACTGAATGTTACAACTACTCCAGCATCCGCCAAATCTTCCCACCAATATTCTGGTTTAGCACCACCATTGGTGTTCATGCCTAACCACATTTTCGGATTAGTATTTCTAAAGGATCTAAATCCTTCAACTGCATAATTGCTTATACATGGATCACCATAGTTACCACACATATACATATAATCTAATTGCTTTACAAAACGTGCAGGGAACATTTCATAAAAATCTGCTGAACTAAGCATAGCATTTCTAAGATACGGATTATCTTTGCCGCCATCAATATTTCGATCACATTGAGGACATGCCGCATTACATCCTTGAGTAGGTTCTATATGTAAGCCTTTTATATCTTCGTATCTAATCATTTATATCCTATAACCATAAATCGTGTGTATCCACCCGGCAATGGCAAACTTCCAGCAAATTCTATATTGGTAAGTTTTATTTGTTTCAACAATTCTTCTACACTATTAACACAATGCTGATGTTCTTCAATGTGTTTCATATTATTACTTTGTGCAATTATTCGTATACCTTCTGGAATACGTTTCGCCCAATATATTGGATCAATATGTTCACAACTTGTATTAATAATAGTGTCTGGTGGAGCCCACATTTCTTGTTCGTCACCATTAGATTTTTTTGTAACAAATTCTCCAGTTTTGTATTTTAAAGTATATATGTCTGCCGTTGACGCTTTAAACTTCCAATCGTTTGTAACCCACGGCCTATTACAATCTTCGGCAATTTCAAGACAATATTGGTCTACATCAAAACTATAAATGTTTTTGACTTTACATTCCGCTTCAAACATCATTGTTGCTAATGTACCATACCATCCAGCACATAGCCAAACAGTACCTAAGTCCATATTTTTAACTTGTTCTATTAACCATTTTTTACTAAGTATTTGTCCTCTGCTTATTGCATCTCCCAAATCGTGCTTTTTGATTATAGATATTACATTGCTTGCACCTTGTAGTTTTAATATCCTATATAAAGCATTTGTATCGTCATTTAAAACTGCTTTTTTTAAATCATCATTACCCAACAATCTAAAAATTGAATGTAAATTTTCCTCATTAACTGCTTTGCCCAAGTCTTCATTATCAACTATTCGAAAAAGAGAATGAAAGTTTTTTTCTAACATTGCTTTACGTAAATCTTCATATTCATCTCCTAATATACGAAACAAGGCATGAAAGTTTTTTTCTAACATTGCTTTACGTAAATCTTCATGTTCATCTTCTAATATACGAAACAAGGCATGCAAGTTTTTTTCTAGTATTGTTTTACGTAAATCTTCATATTCATCTCCTAATATACGAAATAATGCATGCCAATTTTTTTCACAAATAACTTTTCGTAAATCTTCATGTTCATCACCTAGTATTCTAAATATAGCATGAGGATTCTTAGACAATACCGCACTTCGCAAGTCTTCGTTTTCTACTAAACTAAAAATACTTGCTATGTCTTTATCAACAACGGCACGTTGAAGAGCAAATGCTTCTTCTTTATTTGATAAAATACTGTGCCTGTCTAAAAGTTGGTGGGTTTCCATATGATGTGTCGAACTTTCGTTCTAAAAATTGAAAGTTGTTTATAAGATTTAAATCGTGTCCTGCTTCAACAAAAAAGTGTGCATCCTCTGCTCCTAAATGTGCCCAGTTACCAAACTTATGTTTACCACATTGAGTACGCCAAGACCATAATCTAAGTTCAGTTTCATCATCTTTTTGTCTAGCAATTACTTTACTTTGTAATTTAGAACATTCTCTAAAAGCACTTTTCCATGTATTGTATTCACTAAAATCAAATGCAGTTATATTGCTTATCTCTGGCATTGGGCGAAATGCTTCAGCAACACTTGTTGCAAAATCTGGCTTCCATACTTTGTGGTTTAATACTCCTTCTCGTGGAAATAACTTTACTCCGCCATAACCATATACTAAATTGTTTACAGGGTTTAAACTTCTCCATACGTAAACATATTTGTCTTGGAAGTTTCCGCCTGGCCAACGTACTTTTGGATCTGGTATAAAATCAAAATCAAAACTATCAAGTATTATCGCATCAGCATCAACTACATAAAAATAATCAGTTTCTGCTATGCTTGCACATTGTCTATGAGCCGCACCAATAGGACTAATGCCGTCTACTCGCTTTGCATTTGGGAATCGGCCTTGTAAGTTGAACCAATTCTCTTCAGCATTTGCTTCAAAAAAACTTAGAAAAATAACGTCCAGCATGGTAGGTATGACTGTTAATAATTTTGTGTTGTTTACTCATATTTGGTGTTAGTATGTGGATTGGATGATCTAATAATTTACTTAACTTGTCAGTTTCTTCATGTAATGCTAAACAATGGTCTTTAGTAAACTTTTTATCTATAACATCAAAATCTCTTATATCGTCTGCTTCATAATTTCCACTAAGCACCATTAACGATCCAGTTATTGCACCAGCAATAGCATTTAACCCATATTTGTGATCCCATCCAACTGTATACCATGTAATTAATCTACAAAAATTACCCCAACAATTATGCTTTAAAAAATCTACACCTTTAAATTTGCCTTCATGCATTAATAATTTTGCACCTTCTCTATAACCTGCTCGCCATGCTTGTTGCTCATTAAAAAAATCAACTATGCCAGCAGGTCGTTTCTCAGCAACGTAATTAAATGCCCAGCAAAATTCAAATTTATGTTTATCGTTAGTTGCGTCATATAATAGTGATTCATGTGTTGGAGTGTTTAACATACTTGGTGTATGCCATATTTTTGTACTGCCATTTCCATAGCATAAGCCATTTACTAAGTTTACACTAGGAAAACTTATATTAATACGTGGTTCTAATTTAGTTTGACTGGGTACATCCGCAAACCAAGGAACAACTCTGCAATCTGCATCAACAGTAATAAAATATTCTTCATCAATTAATCGTGCGGCCGCTTTATGAGATGCATCTGATCCTTTAATGCCGTCAACTCGTTGTACGTTAAAGTGGCGTTCTTGTAACCAAGCAAAGTTATCATTTGCTTGTGGTTCGTTATAACTTATAAAGACTACTGGTAAGTCTTCAAGTTTAAATTCGCAATCGTGCAAAGACATGGCCGTAATCACAGTATAAAGTGGTGTTGTCTGGTTGAGCCCAATGTTGTCTAAATGGTTCTACCAAAATTTTATCTTGTATTATTAATTCATTATCTGATGCAACTGCATAAACCATTATACTGTCTATGCTCTCACACCACATTTGACCTTCTTGATACCAAATGGTGTATTGTACAAAAGGTTGATCTTCTGTTTGTATTGGTCGTATTCGTTTATGTTTACTAATTTTTGGTCCAACACAATATGTCGTTCCAGTCCTATATGCTTGATAATTAAACCCACAACAACCCGTAAGCCACTCCATTGCAATTTCTTCAGCAACTTCTACCTCTGGCCAAGCAGTTACCGTAAGCTCACTTTTAAATTGAGTTGCGCCTACTACTTCAAGAGTTTCAGGGTGTATATTAAGATACCATTTCTTTTGATTGGACATGGACATCACTATTTGTTATTTTTGTTTGGATAAAATCATCGTCTTCACTTGGTATTGTTATAATAGACATTGAATCCATAGTTTCATCTGAAAATTTACGAACATGATCATATGGTGCCATTTCATATGGTTTTATTGGCAATGCTCCAATTAATTCACCACTGGTTAGTATGTTAATTATAGTAAGCACATAATCTGTTCTAAAAGTTTTTCCTCTAAGTCCTAATAGTCCATGAAAGTATTCA